TGCGTGGTTATTACATCATGGATCAAAAGGCGATGAAGAAATGGCTAAATGATCCTGATAATAGGGTATTTCGTACTCGTGGGGGTACAGTATGAGCAGAATTGCTATCTGTATACCAGCTAGGGGTCAAATGGAGGTGGCTACAGCGTTTGATTTAGCAGCGTTAGTAGGTTACACCATCAAGACTTCTAAACACGATTTAGACATCTTTACGGCTGCTGGAACGCTTATATTTGACCAGCGCAATAGTTTAGTTAAGACGGCAATAGAGAATAAAGCAGACTATGTAATGTTCATAGATGCTGATATGAGGTTCCCAAAAGATACCTTAAAGATCCTAATGTCGCATAACAAAGATATTATTGGGGTAAACGCTACAACTCGTTCTGAGCCAGTAATTCCTACAGCTAAGAATATGCAGATTAATGAGAATGGTTCTATAACCTGGCTTCCTGTTTATTCTAATAAGCTAAAAGGTATTAGCAAGGTAGACGGCATTGGATGTGGCGTAGTCTTAATTAAAACATCAGTATTTAAAAAGATTGAACGGCCTTACTTCTACTTTGAGCAATTGCCAAATGAGAAGATTTTGGGCGAGGACATCTACTTCTGTATTAAAGCTAAAGATGCTGGCGTAGATACTTGGGTAGATCACGAACTATCTATAGGCATTAAGCACATTGGTAGCTATGTTTATAGCTGGGAAAACATCAGTAAAGATTAAAGGCGATTATGTCATTCACTAGCTATACCAATTTAAAAGCGGAGATTGCTGATTACTTAGGCCGTTCAGACCTAACCAGCAAGATTCCTACATTTGTTACATTGGCAGAGTTACGCTTATCTAGAGATTTGCGTACTCGTAAAATGTTAGCATCTGCTACTGCAACAATGACTAGCGGTGATGGCAAAGTAGCATTACCAGCAGATTTCCTAGAGATGCGTAATATTTACACTCAAGGCAATCCTCGTATGCCTGTTACTTATCTATCTCCTAGCGCATTTATGCGTGATGCTAGAGCTGATGAGTCTGGACTGCCAGTATTCTATACAGTATTAGGCTCTGAGTTTGAGTTTGCACCAATGCCAGATACAGCTTATGTATTGGAGATTCTTTATTTTGCTAAACCCACAGCTATGTCTGATAGCGTTAGTTCTAATGCTTTTTTGGCTAACTATCCTGATGCTTTGCTATACGCTTCTTTATTAGAAGCAGAGCCATACCTCATTAACGATGCCAGAGTAGCAACTTGGGCAGACTTATATAATAGAGCCATACAGAACATTAATAGCTCAGATCAAAATTCGGAATACTCAGGTGTTCCATTAACAATGCGTGTTACCTCTAGATAAGGAATCAAAATGGCTGAAATGTCAAACTACCTCGAAAATGCGTTAATCAATGTAACTTTGAGAAACACATCATACACATCACCAACTACAGTTTATGTTAGTTTGCATACTGCTGATCCAACTGATGCTGGTACAGGAGCAGAAGTTAGTGGTGGATCTTATGCTCGTAAATCAGCTACTTTTGCAGCTCCTTCTAATGGTGTATCTGCAACTTCTTCCGATGTAACCTTTGACCAAGCTACTGCATCATGGGGAACAATTACCCATATTGGTATTTGGGATGCTTTAACTACAGGCAATATGCTGTATCACACACCTTTGACAACATCAAAGACGATTGATTCTGGCGATATTTTCAAGATTGCATCAGGTAGCTTAACTGTTACATTGGCATAATGGCTTTAACACTCGAACAGTTAGATCAGTTCGGGACTTTAGAGCAAGTACCATATTCGTTTGACCATAATTGGGAAGTAGACGAAGTATGCGGTAGTTGGCGATTAGAGGATATGGATTCTTTAGGGAATCTAGATCAACTCAATATATCGTTTGACGATCCAGTATGGCTTACTTTATGCGTTAAGTTCCCAGGAGCTGCTGTATCTGCAAGCGCAGATGTGGTCGCTGACGGATCTCGTATAAGAAGTGGTGTAGCGGATGTTGCTGGAAATGCAACAATCGTTGCCCAAGGCATTAGAGTGGCAATGGCAGAAGCAGTCATTACTGGCAATGCTCAAGTAGAGTCTGAGGCTTATGCAATCAGAACATCATCAGGATCAATAGAAGGCTCTGCAAGCGTTGTAGCTGCTGGAGCTAGGGTAGCAGTAGGCGAAGGACAAATAAATGGATCAGCAAGCGTTATTGCAGCAGCAATCGCAGTATTTTCAGGAACAGGCTCTATCAACTGTCAAGCGGATGCAGAATCAACTGGCATACGGATACGCACTTCTGTCGGTGCAATTGAGGCAAGTGGAACAGTTAGTGCAGATGCCATTCGAGAAAGAACAGCAGAAGCAATAATAGAGGCAAATGCGTTAGTAATTGCTAACGGAGGCGTTGAGTATTCTGGCGAAGGCTATATTGTTTGCGAGGCTTATGTAGATGCAGAAGCTAAAGCTATTTATGCTGGAAACGGCACAATAGATGTTACGGCATCAATAGTATGCGCTGGAATCCGATTAGGTGATAATTGGACAAACGAAACTGCTGGATCAGAATCTTGGACAGGCGTTACGCCAAGTACAGATACATGGACATTAGTAACTGCTGGATCAGAAGAATGGACTCCAGTTACAGAATCTAGCGATACTTGGACAAATAATAATATTGGAAGCGAAACATGGCGCTAAGTAGAATTGCTTTTGGAGAATGGACTCCTGACCAGCCAGGCCTTACTAATGGCTTACAAAGAGCTGAAAATGTATTTCCTAAAGCTAATGGTTATGGTGCAGTTCCTACTGTTGTAGATTATTCTGCTGCTGCTTCTGAAACACTTAATAATGTAGTGGCTGGTCGTACTACTGTTGGTGGTACTATTCTATTTGCTGGTGGAGCTACTAAGCTATTTAAGCTAGATCAAGCAGATTTATCATTAGACAATGTGTCTAAGTCTGGAAACTATACAACTCCTACAGACCAAAGATGGCGTTTTACCCAGTTTGGTGATGTAGTGATTGCTGCTAATGGATATGACAAGTTACAAGGATTTAATGTTAATTCAGCATCTTTATTTGCTGATTTGGCTGCCGATGCTCCTACAGCACGATATGTAACGATTGTGCGTGATTTCGTAGTAACTGGAAATATTCAGTCAGATCATCCTAATAGAGTTCAATGGTCAGCATTAAATGATGAAACAAGCTGGACTACAAGCGCAACAACTCAAGCCGATTATCAGGACATTCCTGATGGCGGAACAGTAATAGGCATTACTGGTGGCGAATTTGGGCTAATCTTAATGGATCGCTCTATCTATCGTATGTCTTATGTTGGTAGCCCATTAGTATTCCAGTTTGATAACATTACTCGTAACTTAGGCTGTTATGAGGCTAATTCTGTAATACAGTACGCTGGAATGACATTCTTCTTAGGTGATGATGGCTTCTATGCTTGTGATGGGCAAACAATCCTACCAATTGGTAATGAAAAAGTAAATCGCTACTTCTTTGATGATGTAGATCAAGGAACTATTTATCAGATGTCTGCTGCTGTAGATCCAGCTAAAAAGCTCATTATTTGGGCTTATGCTTCTAAAAACTCAGCAACAGTAGATAAGTTAATTGTTTACAACTTCCAGACCCAAAAATGGTCTAGCGCAACAACTACTGTAGATCGCATTGCAACAACTTCTACACCAGCAGTAACGCTAGAAGGTATGGATGCTTATGGCAATTTAGACACCATTATGACTAGCTTTGATAGCCGTCTATGGTTAGGCGGTAGATTACAGTTAGCTGGCGTAAATGGTACAAAGATTGTTACCTTTACTGGCGCTAACGCAACGGCTTATTTAGAAACTGGTGATATTGAAGTGCCAGGCTCTACATCTGCTATTACTATGGTTAAGCCACTTGTAGATAATGGTTCTGCTAATGTGGCAGTAGCAACAAGACGATTATTAAATGAAACTGTTACTTACGGAACGGCAGCATCTTCTGATGCAGAAAATCGTGTAAGTATTCGTAGCGTAGGTCGCTATCATCGTTTACAATTATCACCTACAGGATCGTGGTCTACTGCGATTGGAATGGACATAGAGTTAAATGGTTTAGGAACTAGATAATGTTTAGACGATTACCTCCGTTTGGTGGAGATCAGCGAGCAGTCGCTGAAGTCGTTAATAACATTATGGATGGCAAAACCAATAATACTGGTACTGTTACATTAGCTACAGGCAATGCAACAACAACTACCATTACAGATGCTCGTATTGGTATAGATTCTGTTATATTATTAGTTCCAAAATCTGCTGCTGCTTTTGCTGATACTGCTCCTTATGGTGCGTTTCAAAGTTTAATAGATCAATCTATTGCAAGCACGACTACTGCGTATGCAGTTACATTAGATACTACAGACTATACAAATGGAGTTTATCTTTCTAATAGTTCTAGAATGAATGTTAGAAATGCTGGTATTTATAACTTGCAATGGTCTGGACAGTTTGAGAATACAGATTCACAAGACCATGATGCTTATATTTGGTTAAGAAAAAATGGTACAGATATAACGGGATCAACAGGAGTTATTGCAATTCCCAGTAAACATGGATCAGTTAATGGACATACTATTTCTGGATGGAATTATTTTATAGAATGTGCTGCAAATGACTACATAGAACTATATTGGAGTTCTGATAGCACATCAGTATCTTTACAGCTTTATCCAGTAGGAACATTGCCAGCAAAGCCTTCAACTGCTTCTATTATTGCAACTATGCAATATGTTGCTCCTAATGCTATGGACAATGTATATATTAGCTCACAAACAAATGGAAGCGCAGTAATTACTCATTTTGCCAACAGTACGGCAAGCAAAACTTATAAATATGTAATCGTAGGATAAAAGGAAAAGTCATGGCAACAGTAAGCACAACATCGTCAATTGATCCAGGCATATTGCCCTATATCACGACTGGTCTAGAGCGAGCAAAAACTCTATTCTTGGGCGATCAACAGCCATCAATGTATCCAGGGCAGACTTATGTAAGTCCGTCTGAGGAAACAATGACTGCTTTGCAACAACAGCAAAACATTGCTACGCAAGCAAGCCCTTCATTACAAGTTGGTCAAAATGCTTATTTGCAGTCTTATGGTGGTTTAGCCAATACTGCTGCTGGTGGATTCTTACAAGGAAACCCTTATCAGCAACAGATGATCGAGGCTGCTACAAGACCATTAGTAAGTCAATATAGCAATCAAGTATTGCCAGGTATTGCTAGTCTTTACTCTAAATCAGGTCGCTATGGTTCTGGCGCCATGCAAGGTGCATTAGGTCAAGCTACAGAACAGTATGGTCGTGCTTTAGGCGATGTTTCAGCTAATATTGTTGGAACACAATACGATCAAGAAAGAGCAAGACAGCAACAAGCTATGATGGGTTTAACTAACATAGCTCAAGCTGCTCCAAGTATTTACGGACAACAATATCTGCCTTCTCAGCAATTAGCTCAAATTGGCGCACAAAGAGAAGCAATTGCAATGCAGCCATTACAAGAGGCTATGAGCCGTTATTCTTTTGGTCAGCAATTACCATACCAACAGTTATCAGGTTATCTGTCATCTGTTTATGGCTCTCCTACTGCAAGCTATGGTTCTACTAGCCAGAATATGTCTACAAATCCAACAGTCGGTGCTATTGGTGGTGCATTAGGTGGTGGTCTATTAGGCAATGCTTTAGGCTCTGCATTTGGATTCCCAAATTTAGGTGCTGGTATAGGCGCTTTAGGCGGTGGATTATTAGGTGGTTTTAGTTAATGCTTGATGGCATTACCTACCAAGAAGAAAGTTTTAAAGATTTTATTGTAGAGTTTGATGCTTTATTAAAGCCTCACATGGCAGAAATAAATGTATCAGAAAGATTAGGATTTAAGTTTAAGCCTGATTACAATAAATATGTAAAGTTGCAAGAAGTAGGAGTTTTAGTTGTAGTAACTTGTAGGCA